TTGTGAGTCAGGTAACTTTCCAAGCGTCTCAAGTTGTCGTGAGCACGACCGCCTTTTATCGTTGCAGACGAACGGGTCTTTGTTCTTATCTCTGGCTTGCCGTTCCAGTGATGGGATATTTGCTTCCCAGCATTACTTAGAAGTATCCCTGTTTTCGCAGGGGGATTTTTACGCTATTCCTGCGACATAGTTATTTTACAACACACTACTATCCAATGCCGTAATGTAGAAGTCAACTGCTGCATTCGCAGGCACCTGCCCACCTCCTCCGAAACCCAAGCTACCACTTGTCGCAGTGGCAGTTAGGATTACGGAAAAGGTCATGGCTGTGCTTCCTGCGGCGGTGGGGCTGGGTGAAACAAACGTGTTTCCTGTGTTTCCAACGAACCCGTTGGGTCCTGCCACAAACCCAGTATAGGCTGAGGTTACGTTAGGGTTGGCCACAGTTCCTCCAAACCATGTAACACTAGCAATATACTTGTTTCCGATTGTTACACCAGAAATGTTAAATTGATTGTTATTTGGCTTGGTCACCGTTAGGGTTCCGGTAGTTACGGTGAGTGTACCAGAAAGAGGCGATGCAGATGTGGTTGATGAATTAGCTACTGACATGTAGGCATGTGCTGACGCAACATTTCCACCAATTGTGTTCGGGATCTTAGTTTTGAGCAATTCTATTTCGTACGTCACGTATAGTTCGCCTATGGTCACAGCTGTGGTATTTGGTATACCTGCTGTTGCGATACTGAAAGTTCCGAAGTCGTAGAATCTTAAATCCCCAGAATAAGTTGAGTTGTTAGGTCTGCAGTACAATTTCGTCAGGGTCGACGACTGTGCTGCGCATTCAACTCCATGGAGTTGACTTTGAGATGGCTTAGCCGATTGCGACATCTCATAGTTTTCCATCTGATTCTTATTGGTGAATGGAGGGTCTAACACATCGTACTGGGTGGCCATGATAACGCTACCAAGGCCAGCATTGACAGATGAAACACTGTCACTGGCCAGACTGCGGAATTCAAAGACCATACCATGGATGTAGTACTGTTCAAACATCGTGGAAATGCCACATAAAAAGGGGAATGTGGCACTTTGAGCTGGATTGATTGGATACTGTTGGTTTACGAATGCCCCACCGGGTTGTACAATGACATCAGCAATGAATTCTCGTCTAGGAATAAAGACGGAATTGGGGTTGCGGATGCCATTAACGAAGTGAGGCTGGGTAGCATTGATGATACTATTCGTACTAGGATTAGGTAGAGGCATAGTGTAGTCGCCACTACCAAACAGTGAACCGAGAGCTGAACCAGCCATTTTGCCCAGATTTTTGCCCATTGGGCCGAAGACACCGCCGAGTTTTCCTCCAACCTTTCTGAAGGGTTTAGAGGTCGCCTTGGCGGTTTGTCCTCTGAGGGCATTGACCTGAGCGGTAAGGTCACGGATTGCTTTAGAAGCTTGCTTAACGTTGTTTGATTTTGCATTTTTGTTGTTTGTCATAGTATGGGATACCCTATGACATGGGGACTGTACATCGATGAGAAACTATTACTAGGTGGTCCGTGCAGTCTCTTGGCATTCTGATTAGCACTAAAATAATAGTTTTGGTCAATTACACTCATCGACCCCATGGCTGACCGCCACGTGCTGTTCACAGCTTAGCATTCATGAAGGCCGATTCATCGCCGTATCACCCTTTGGGTAAGGGTGACCTCCATGGACTCGCTGCCGCGGGGTTGTCATTTCCCGTCTGGGGCCTTCTCGTAGACATGTCTTGTCATTAACTCACCAGGCTGCGGCATGGGGGATCCGTCCCCCGACGTGACGCCTAATAGACGTCAATCACATGATATTTATGTTTCATTGTATCGTAAGTGAGCTGAGTTCCAAGGTATTTCTCCTCACGCATCACTTGGTTTGCTGGATCGATGCCAAAAGCTTTCCAGAAGGACAGTCTCGTGCTAGGCAATACGCTGCTGTACTTGCGTTTCATACCTATAGCTAACCGTGCTAATCCTGTTTCTTGGGTAGGATCACCCTTTAAAGCTTTTGCTCCTCCGCCGTTGCGTATCAGGCCCATATAAAATTCCTGTACGATGGGTACACCTCCTGTGAGGCTCATACCGCATTCTCCTACGGCGGTGATCCAGCGCTTGTACAAAGTTTCGCTATCCAATGGTTTGATGCTCAAACAGTCCTTTGCTATTGATACAGGTACCTGTCGAACCATTACACATTCTTGACCAATCATTATGGGTTGGGATTGGCAGAAGACTATCTCTTCTAGAACATACACCGGCTCTTCCACCTCCATGGTAAAGCCGATTGTGTGAAACCAAGGTTTCACATTTTGCAATTTGGATAAATCGGTCTTCTCGATTATCAACACCACATCATCTCCATCATTAGCGACCCTAAATTTGGTGATTTTGTGGGCCTTGAGATAGCAGTAAAGCATGCTGCACATCAACAACACATTTCCCAAGGCAGTGTTCATGTCCCCGGACATTCTTCCTCCTTCAAGACGTGCCTTAACGCTTCCGTCTGGGCACCTCCCGAAGAATCTATTGACTTCTTGCATCCGCAATAGCCTGGAGAAGAACTTGTTCCGGGGATAGAACAGTTGATAAATAGAATGCTCCCACTTTAAAGCGGAGCGGGACACATGCTGATCAAATCTGCTTGCATCCATGCCGATTGCCACCGGGTTAGTAAAACTACCCCAATGGTCTTTTATAACTCTACCGCGTTTTCTTTGGTTTAACCCTTTGAATACGGTAGTCGCTTTGTACATTCGATTAATTAACTCATAAATTTCATGTTCGATCCGTTTAACATACGGACCTAATGTAACATGATACCTCTTATGTCTTGGGCTGATCCCTCTAGGCACGGGATCAGCCTTGGCTGTAAAGTTCACCTTCTCCGCCTTGGTGAAGAAGCAGATATAACTGTCCTTCTTCTCCAGCGGTCTTATCCTCAAACTGTCAAATGCTTCTTCATAACTCGTTTTACGACGGCCCTCATAAGCCCTAAGGAATTGCTCCTTAGTTAATGGGGCGACCGTTTTAACTTTCGCTTTGAAGTAGTCACTGACCTTGCTCAAGGTTTCAGTGAAATCTTTGCTAGAAGGTTTGTATGGCTCCACAAACTTGCCATCCTCCTTAACAAAGAAAAGTCGTTCCTTCAACGACCTCTCCATGGTATCAATGTTGGAGTTATACACACCATAGGAAATATTTGGTCGCATTCCTATGATATCAGTACACCTCCTTTGTTTCAATTTTTCTTTCCCTACAGATCGAACGACCTGCAATCCATCGTGATCGGGAGCTTTGGTGGGCAAAGCATTCACGGTGGGTCTGACCCGAGGGCCCCTTCATTGGTCAGTTACAACTGGCTCAGTGCGTTTCCGCCCGAACCAGTTGAACAACCAAGGCTTCTCCCTAGTATAAAGTGATCTCCTTTGTATTTCATCTCTCTCAAGATATTCATACTGGAGAGTCATTGCTCTAGCTTGGAGTTCATGCCGTGTGGGGACAAAAGAAAGCTGCACTGCATATGGTAGCACTCGACTAATGTCGACACTTCTCATAGAGTGTTTCTTGCATAGTCGCAACAAATATTCTCGAACCACCAACAACGTTGCCTTATCTCGGGTCAATATCGTTAGCTCAGTTCGGGCTATTGCCGCCAACTTGCCAGCTATCTTTGGGACTATGAATCCATGCTCTCTGCCTAGGTTGAGCATGTCTTCAAGGTCTTCTCGGTCTTCATCGAGGTGTTCAATGTTACTTGTTTTCTCTTCTTGTGCGACGTAGTCGCGGTGCCACCACCTATTCCAGTGTTCGACAATTCCTAGTGTGGATCTAGGTGAATTGTCTCCGGTCCCACCCGGTAGCTGGTTTATGACATAGGCTTGGTATGTGTTGTCCTCAAGCATGGCTTCCTTAAGCTCATGTTCCAGGATTACCTGTTTCTCGGTGCTCTCGATACGTAAGAGCTCCGGACCTATGCTAAGGTTGGTATTTGGCATTTCTTGTCCCTCATTATTGATATCTACCAGATTCGATAATAGACGCATTTCAGCGTCAAAACAGTTTCTCTCGTGGGTAGGTCGTATCATCATTAATTTTGAGGGTATGCTGCCCTCTTTTACCAAATCAAGAATTAAGGGCGGTACCGAATTGATCTGATTCGGTCCTTCTGACAGAGCTAGTCATGTCCAGTCGATTAAAATATTACGCCAAATCGACGGCAGCAGATCCTGCTGGCTGCTCTTGCGAG